CAGCCGGAAAGGGCGCAGGAATTGACGGAGAGCGATCAGGAATGTGGCGAGAAATGGCAAGGATCATTCACGAAGTACGACCAAGATTCGTGTTCGTGGAAAACTCACCAATGCTCACTTCTAGGGGACTTGGAACCGTTCTCGGAGACTTGGCCGCGATTGGGTTTGATGCGAGATGGGGAGTGTTGGGAGCAGCAGACGTTGGCGCACCGCATCAACGAGACAGAATCTGGATTGTGGCCGAGTCCAAACTCAAGAGATTGGAAGGACAGCGGAGCCAGCCAGGGCAAGAGAAAATCTCCGAATTTAGGAACGGTAGTGCATTGGGCGACCCCAGTATCAGACGATACGAGCTACAGGAAAAACAAATACGCGCAGGGCGGGACGGCATTAAGTACGCAAGCTGGTGGGAAACTGAACCCAACGTGGGTCGAGTGGCTAATGGGATGGCCGCTAGGATGGACAGACTTAAAGCCATTGGAAATGGACAAGTACCACTTGTGGCAGCAACAGCATGGGAAGATCTAGGTGACCAAAGATGAAAAAAAGCATCTCAATCGCGTGGCCGAACTCGGCTGTATGGTGTGTCGAAGGTTGGGCTACGAAGGAACCCCATGCGAAATCCACCATATTCGTGCCGGTCAGGGATGGGGCAGAAGCTCTCACTTTCAAACAATCGGGCTATGTCCTGAACACCATCGCGGAAAGACTGGCGTCCACGGCCTTGGGACAAAGGGATTTGTTCGACACTACGGGTTTACCGAGCAAGAGCTTTTAGAGGAGGTTTTAGAACTGTGCAAGCCATCGTAATTGCCACCGTCAGCGGGAAGTGTCTCGTGACCCTTGCGGCCTCTGTGACCGCTTATGTGCCCCAGGATGTGACCGTATTCCTGTCGGGCTCCAAGATGATCTTTCCCCGCCACCGTACTATCACTTCTGATAATACTTCTACAAACTTTGGGGATGCTTACAATGCTGTAGTGCAACAAGCATTTCAGGAGTTTGACGAGGTGGTGGTCTGTAACGACGATATTGTCTTTACCCCGACGACTTGGCAGTCACTATCCGAGGACGTTTCCAGACTCAAAAGTGAAAATATCCCCCTCGGCTGGGTCGCGTGCCGAAGCGACTACGCGAGAGGATACCAGAACATTCGGATTGGCAAGGGGCCAATGAGTTGGTTTCGCTACGAGACTGAGAACTCCATTATTGAGACCGACGTCATTGCGCCGATTTGTGCCTACATCCAGAAAAGTGACTGGATCGACTTCCCGCCCCTGAATTGGTATTCGGACGATGTGAACTGCCTAGATCTCCAGAAAGCCGGTAAACGGCACTTTATCTCCCGCGCCTATGTTCACCATGTGGGCAGCCAAACCTGTGGCTTTGACGCCAAGAATCTTATAGAATCCGCGAAACCTTGGATTCGGGAGAATCGGCCAGAGCTTTACGACTTATGGTTTCGGAAGAAAGACTAAAAAATTGGGCTTTTTACTGCGCCTGGGGGCATCTTGGCCCGGAGGTGCGTACCCGCGCCGCTTCTGCTGAGGGTAACTACGAATCCGAGGATGTCTTTGAGGGCGAAGAACCGCGAATTGAACCGGACATGATTGACGGGGAAATAATTGAACAAGCGGTCAGAAAACTTCCAGAAAAATATCGCAAAGTTCTAAAAGCACGTTTTATAATGTATCCGTACCACCTACAACATACCGTGGCGCAAAGACTGCGGATGTCGGTGGACAGGCTCGAAAGTGAACTACAAAACGCGAAGAGGAGATTAACAAGTGAACTCGAAAGAGATCGTCCAAGGCACGCCAGAGTGGCATCAGGCCAGGTTGGGATGTGCGACAGCATCACGGGCTAATGACTTCTGTGCTGCTGAAACAACGGCGGCTTACCAAAATCTACTGTGGCAACTGGTAGCGGAGAGGGAAACCCAGACCGTTGAAGAAAGTTACACAAGCGCAGATATGCAGCGGGGAACCGAAATGGAACCCATCGCCCGCGCCGCATACGAAGCCCACACCGGGACTTTTGTCACCCAGACAGGCTTCTGGCTTCACCCCGAAATCCCGTACTTTGGCGCTTCTCCTGATGGACTGGTCGGAGATGGCGGGCTTATCGAAATCAAGTGCCCCAAAACCCCAAACCATCTCCGCTACAGAAACGAAGGAAAAGTTCCCACGCAATACAAGCGACAGATGATCTGCCAACTGCTGTGTACCGGCAGGAAATGGGTGGACTTTGTAAGTTTTGACAACAGGGTTCGGGACTCTAAACAGCTCTTTATTGTGCGGTTTGAACCCAAGCAATCCGAGTTAGACGAAATGCTAGAGAAGGTTCAGGCTTTCTTGGCTAACGTAGAAAAGGAGATGCAATGAACTGGACTGTATTTGTGGTGGATTGGGAATCTCTGGGGCCACTGAAGTTTTGGCTGTTTATCATGGCCGTAATGCTTTTATCGGGGTGGCTTGAATGGCGTCGTGGCTAATAGCGGGGATCGGAATTGTTTATCTTATTGTCGCGGTGGATTTGTTTAGGGTTCACAATTGGGGCCTGGGCATTGCTTTTTTGGGCTATAGCCTAGGGAATGTGGGGTTGTATATCGCTGCCAAAGGAGGGCAACAATGACGCAGACGGAATGGGTGCTAAAGGAGGGTAAGCGAAAGTGGATTACACCGCTCGATGCTTACTTGGGGTGTAGGTGCTTGCGGCTGGCCGCGAGGATCAAGGACTTAAAGAATATGGGCTACATTGTAGCTACAAAAACGGTCCACAAGGACGGGAAACATTTTGCGGCTTATCGCGTGAAGGAGAAGAAACATGGCTGATTATTCCAATTCTGGAATACTTTTTAAGAACGAATCGCCCAACGAAAAGGCTCCGGCTTACAAGGGCAAGATCAACGTGGATGGGAAGGAATTTGAACTTGCTGCCTGGGTAAGGGAAGGCAAAAGCGGTAAGTTTCTAAGCCTGAAGGTGCAAGAACCGAGGGAGAAGAAACCCAAGCCCGAGCCGACGTTTGACGACGTTCCAGACGATCTGCCATTCTAATGAAAGATACCAGCCAAAGAGACAAGCCCAACCAATTTGTTTACAAAGGCAAGTTATATAAGAATGTTTCGCGTTACAAAGTGGTGGGTTTAACGGGGTCTAGAAACGAGTGCCCAACCTGTGACGAACTCTTTAATTCAATTCGTGCCTTTGAAGCCCACAGGGTAGGCCAAATAGGGGTTGATAGGCGTTGCCTAGGGGTAGAGGGTATGCTGGCTAAAGGAATGGCTAAAAATGCCGCCGGATTTTGGGTATCAATACCTTACAAGGAGTGGGAATGAGTGTCTTACATTCTATTTCTGACCGTGAATTGAAAAACTTTATTAAGTTTGGCGAAAAAAACATTGTTGAAGTTGGATTGGTATTTGGTGATTGTTGGGCTACCAAAGCAATTGAAATAGCTAAAGCCCTGCGTGACCGACTAGCCAAGCCTGAGCGTGAATGGGTTGGCCTTACGGATGAGGAAATCCTCTCCGATGACACTATGCGCTACTACTACGGCTTGAATGGTGGTGCAGGCCCAGTGTCTCAAAAAGGCAAGAAGGTCATTTCAGCCATCGAAGCCAAACTAAAGGAGAAGAACTCGTGAGCATTTTTTATGACGTAGACGCCTTTATGAAGGCAGCGGGACACGGGCCTGATCCCAAGAAGGTTTCGCTTTACTTGGACTTGGTGCGGGAAGAGACCGGGGAGTTGGAGCAGGCGATGTCGGACTACCACGCTGCTGAGAATTTGCAAGACGAGCAGCTTGCCAAAGCGGATGCCCTTGATGCCATCTGTGACACCATTTGGGTATTGATAGGTTTAGCAAGAGTAATGGATTTGCCCGTCGATCAGGGGTGGGATGCGGTCACCATCACAAACTTAAGAAAAGTCGATCCCGAGCTGGGGACTGTGTTGCGGGACGACCACGGAAAAATTAAGAAGCCTCCGGGATGGCGTCCACCGGATATGTTGAGGATTATCCAGAACTACGATAAGCGTGGATAAGGACTTTGTAAGGCGACTGTTTATCTACAAGCGGGGAGTGTTGTTTTGGCGCAACAGGCCCCCCGAGGACTTTAAGCGGGTCAATGCTTACAAGATGTGGAATAAGCGGTATGCAGGCAAGCCAGCCGGATCTGTGGGGGGAAAGGGATACATCCGCATAGCGATTTATAAAAAGTATTATATGGCCCACCGACTTGTATGGCTTTACCATCATGGGGTTTTTCCCGAGATGATTGACCACAAGAATGGCAAGAAGGCCGATAACCGCATTTCCAATCTAAGGGCCGTAATTTGCTCTCAGAACCTTTGGAACGCAAAAAGGTATCAGAGTACCAAGACCAACATAAAAGGCGTCTACGAGCGGAAAAAAGGGGTTTACGAGGCACACGTTTGCGCGAATGGCAAAAGAACTTATCTCGGCAGGTTTACTTCTAAGAAAGCTGCGGCAGGAGCGGTCCGAGCAGCAAGAGAGCTTCTTCACGGAGAATACGCCCGACACGGGTGAGTTTCGGGCAACCAAGGAAGAAATCTTACAAGCAATGATGTCCCAGCACGAGGCAAAGATAGAGGGGCTGGCCCGTCATGTGCTGAAGATGAAAACCAAGACCCAGAGAAGGAAGTGGCTAGAGGAGTTTGAGCTTAAGAACGGGCCGGAACTGACCTACGAGCTTAAAGATAGGATCTTGGAGTTAGCCAAGGAAGAGCGCGACCTCAGCCTTGCGCCGCCGGACCAGTCCCGGTAACTCCTTGCCGCCGCCCTTTGTGTAGACTAAAAAGCCCTCAGCAATGCTATCCAGGGGTTCATCTCGTAGGATGCGCTGGCGTAGTGTAGAGCGTTGAAATCCCCCGACACCGATGTTGTAGCTAAGAGCGACACAAGCGTCAAATAAGCCTTGACGCCCAGTAAGATTGGGAGCAAGTCGAAGAACACCACGCTCAAAACTAACGAGGAGATTTTTGAAGCGTTCTTCAATCTCCGACTTGGACCAGGTACGGTTGTCTGCATCTCGTAACGGATATTCCTTGCGAATCAAGCCAGTATAACCATCCTTACGGACCATCGGCAGGCGAATTTGGTCTTGGTAGAGCACCTCGCCAAAACCGCACGTCCATAGGTGGGCTGGGCACAAATATGGGCGATCACGATACCCCTCGAACTGGTGCATCAGGTGGATGCCTTTCTCAGACGTTCTCACTTCTTAGACCAGCCCCGTGATCCAAACCAAAACCCAATAATACCGCCAAGCATTGCCATTTCGTCCTCGGAGAAGATCAGGTCAGTAGCGGCGATAAACTGGTCTACGGTCAGGGTTCCAAGTCCTTGCTTAAACAGCAGGAAGTAAACCAGGCCCATGTTGATAAGGACCAGTTCCAACACAAAGATGTAGGTCACGGTAGGACGGACGGTAGCCACATAGTTGACCGCCCACTTGCTTGCCTTGTCCATGATCTTTTTGTCATGGTCGAGCGCGGCGTTTTGCATTTGGGCTTCCGACTGCATGGCGATCTGGTCTGTTCGGATCTCCTCGATCTTAGCCTGGGCCGCAAAACCTTGAGCCGCCATCTGCAACTGCATTTCGTTTTGCAGTCTGGCAAGGGCTAACTCGTGGGATTGGTCAGATTTGTTTTGAAAAAAGTCTAAGACTTTCGGTAAGCCAGAGATGAGCAGCCCGCCAAGGGTAGACAGTAATGACAGCATTAAATAGCTCCTGTTGCTTTGAGAATTCCATAAACGATTGCAGAAACGAGGATAATCCCGCTCCACTCTCGTCGTGCTTGCATACGGTTGCGGTAGAACTCATCGTTCAACTCCCGATGATCTTTGCGTAATTGATTGATGAGGGATTTGACTTCGGATACAGCAGAGCGGCCAAACTCGCGTTCAACCTGCCGGTACATTTCCTGCTCTGCTTCTCGGATTTGACGGATGATGCGATATTCGTCTATCGCCTCCATCCACACCATGTCGCCGCGCCGCATCATTTGTTGCTGCTTGCGTTTCCACGCTACTCGGGCTTTGGCTTCTTCGTCTAGGAAGGTGTTGACCTCCCTAGCGGTTTCTTTTATCTCACGCCCGACCTTGACTGCTTCTTTTATTCCGCTTAATGCGGCCCGTGTGGTCTCAATCGGGTCGCTCATTATTTATTCTCCCGTAACTGACTCTCCTCTGAAGTATGCTACCCCATCGATAACTTCACAGAGTTCTGGTGGTAATAGTTTTCCGTGTTTGAATGTAAGAACTGCAAATCCTGAGCACCAGTTGACAGGATTGCCCTCTGTGTAAACGAACTGCTCGCCGTAAGGTTCTGCAAGCGTTCCCGTGTCTACACCGTATCTACGGCCCGTATAGTCAGAGTAGGGGGTTACTTGTAGTTTGTGCAGGTGACCTGTAACTAGGGTCTTGCCTGCTTTTAGTGCGTTGTTGTAAGTCGCGTGGACACCGTTATGCCAACGATGCTTGACTATGACTTCGTTGTTTATGTCTACTCGCCAACCCGTGTGCCAGCCTGGAAAGTATGAGAAGAGGTCTGGGAAGTCGGAGAGTTCAGTAGCGTTGATAGCAATATAGCGGTGCAGCCGGACATCGTGATTGCCAAAAGTCCACAAGCAACGAGCGTTCTTACTAGCGTTACGAATCTCATCTAGACGGTCCTGGCAGGCTTCAATCTCTTGCTTGGGGGTCGGAGGGTTGGTTCCCATGAGAGGCTCGTGTCGTGAGATACGAGAGCCGTCAAACACATCCCCGTTTAGGATGATTGTTTGTGGCTTGAACTCTTTTAGTAAGGTGGTAAATGCTTTGTGGGCAACGGTGACTTCGTTGGGCCAGTAGTGACAGTCTGAGGCTATGAACACATGACCACTCTCTACCTGATGCTCAATGATCCGTTTGTTCTCGGGGATGATGGTTTTGACAACAGAATCCTGCTTGGCATTGAAACTTGGAAGATTGATTCCTAGTCGTCTTTGAATGGTGTCTCGTCTTTTGTAGACATTTGTAACATCCATCTCTAGCTCTTTAGCAACCTTTGATGGACTGCCAAGACGTTTGAAGGCTTCTATTATTGTTTCATCCGGTATTTTTTTTCCTGCCACGAACTCCTCCTAGCCGCATTTCGTCTACGGGCTCGTGAGAACTGGTGTCGTACTGACAGGCTAGTTTTACTGCCTCTGCGGGACTTAATCCCAGGTGCATGGCAGCGATAGCAAAGTTAGCCCCAGTTCCAATTGCCCAAAAGTCGTTCTTGATGCGAGCAGGAATCACGGTCCCCTCATAGATCCAAAGGCCGTCATTTCTGATCTCAAGAACTGTAACGTCGGTGTCGGAGTCCAGTTCCCCACCGGACTCCAAAACCTGTAGCATTTTCAAGCATTTATCCCAATCTCCGCAAGCCCCGTATATAGAACCCTTGCCAAGTCTCAGTTTTTGCACGAGATAGAAGGAATCATCGCCGCTGACCATCGAATCTGCGGCAATTTCTCCCGTAGATGCGCGAGCAGCGATGGTGGTCATTTCTTACGCTTTAGCCAGCTTTGAACAGTTTTGGTCTCGTAGATACGAAAGCTAGTCCAAACAATCGTAAAAAGGGCTGCAATGGCCGGAAGTATGTCGGCTAGGGTTCCGATGACGGTTGCGACAGACAGGGCGTCTACGGCGTGTTTTGTGGCTTCTGTGGTCATTTATCGCACCATCGGAACATAGTCAGGATCATGTGGCAGGTCGATATTAGGAAATCCTGCCTGGGAAGGAAAATCCCGCAATGCTTGGCGGTAGGATGCCCACTCTGCTGACATAGGTATTCCGGTTTCTGCCGCACGAATAGCACGCCAGTCTGTTGCTTTCAGAGCACTATCACGAGCAGCGCGTTTCTGAGCCGCTAGGGATGCGGTATCAGCGGCAATCTCTTCTGCTGTCTTAGATGCTACTTCTACCGTGAAAACAAAGTCACCCTCTACATACGGCGCACAAGCAACTAACTTCTGTGTGCTTCTGTTGTGATCTTTAAATAACGATACTTTCTTAGCAGATAGTTCTGCCAATACTACATCGTTAGGACCAGATGCAGGAAAAGATGTGTTAGGAAATACGGTTCTGTAATCACCAACTGCGGTGACTTGTCCGTTAGTTACGATTGCAACTTGCATAATTACTCCTTATTGATCTGCAAACGCCTTAGTCGGCGCAGTAAAGTTAGCGGTGTATCTGGCAACGCCTTTGGTTACACGGAGATCATCGATGTAGCCGTTTAAGTAGCCGGACGAAAGATCAAAACCATTAACACCAATTGCTGGTCTAAAACTACCATTTGTATAATCAAGTGAATCTGTATAAGTAGATCCGCTTTGTGTTCCATCTATGAACAATTTTGTGCTTGTTCCAGACCGAGACACAGCGATGTGATACCACTGACCTGTTGACAAATTTGACCCAGTAATTCTATTTGCATTATTTGTATAATATATGAGTGTTGCGTTCGAATCATTTAAATAAATAGTTGGATAATTTCCAGACCCACTTGTTGGTCTTGAATCATAAAGTGTAACAAAACTGCCACTCGATGGAACCGAAATTAATCTTAACCAAAATTCAATGGTAAAGTCACCAGTCCCAAACACCATTTGAGGCGTATCTTTCATCACCAAATAATCACCAGTACCATCAAACTCCAGCGACCCAGTACCAAACTTCTTAGTACCAGTATCAATCTGTGCGTTGCCAACAGTCTCTAGGTTGTTCTTTCCTGTTTGGTCGATGATGCCAGCGTTGGTAAAGTTGCAGAGAAGGCTGGTATTACTAATATTCGTTAACGGAGCAGTTGGTGGTGTAAATCCAGCGGTATAAACTGCTGATCCTTTTACCAAGCGAGCACTAGAAATATAGCCAGTGTAATACCTATCAACCGTAGCAACATTTCGTGATGCTCCAAATAACACATCTCCGTAAGTAGAATCATAATTAACGGTTATGCTTGCTGTTGCAGTTCCGGTGATAACGCCATTTACATATAGTGTCCAATCATTTCCGTTTCTAACTCCAGCAATGTGATTCCAACTGTTTAGTGAAATAGGTGCACTTGATGTTATAAGAACATCATTACTACTTCCGGCAGATGCTTGAAATTGAGGATTTCCAGAGGAGTCAATTCGCAACGACCAAGAATTTCGTGCTGATGCAGAGCTTTGTTGTTGGCAGAAAATTGGAGTTGCTGTTACAAACGCACTAGCGTAAACCCAACACTCTATTGTAAAGTTTCCACTACCAACATCAAATGCTGAATCTCGTGCAATGCTTAAATAATCCCCACTCCCATCAAAGTACCCACTACCACCATTAGTGCCTGCGGAGTAAGCATCGGTGGGGGCAAAAGGGCTGAAGGCTTGGACGCTGGTGTTGCCTGTAGTAGTAAGCGTTAATGGGCTTGCACTATTGTCAACGAAGCGATTCGACTGGCACGTTAAAACAATTGTATTGGAATCGGAAGCAAACGCTGTTGTTGGGACACTTGTACTACGATTAGTAGTTGATGCCCTAAAATTGCTTATATAACCTTGTGTCCATTGGCTAGAATTAGCGGTACCAGATTCTTCAGCCGCACCAATTGTCATGCGTTGAAGATCAATAGTTCCGCTAGTAGAAAAAGTAGTGCTAATTAAATTTCCATTTAAGTACCAACCACCAGTTCCACTACTACGGGTAAATTGAAAAAAATTCCAAGTGTTATAAGCAAATGTTGTTGTTCTTGTTGTTCCATCAGCATTTAAATACATCGTTGTGCCATCGTAATAGGCATACAACCGAGCGCTACTATTACCAAAATTATCAAATAAAAACGGATTGGCTGAAGGTTCTCCGGTTATGTAACACCAAAATTCAACCGCACAATTTCCAGACCCAAGAGAAATGCTTGAATTTGGCAAAGAAATATAATCACCACTACCATCAAAGTAATTACTCCACCCCGTCTGGCTAAACGGTGAGAACGTACCCTGCGTGGTGTTGCCGTTGCGGGTGATGGTGAAGGCATTGGTGCTAGAGTCGGTGAATGTATTATTCTGCGCTCCGTTTGTGCCATCGCCATGCAATAGCAAGACAGTCTGCTTGAAGTCAGCATCGGTTTCTTTAGCAGATAAAGATGCTGCTAATGCTTTTTTATTAAGCATCGCCAACCCTCGCTCCGTAGACCTGAGTAGAGACTTTCCAAAGTGTAATCACAGTATAGCCAGAGGTGTTCAGAGTTGGAGCAACTCCTCCGTTAGTTTTCCACACCACACCAGAACCACCAAAGGTAGAGTCAGTCCAAGTCAGCGTGTAAGCGGAACCATCATCCACCATCAGAATTACAGACTCGCCAGCGGCAAAGTTTGTAGCCTTGGGAGTACGGCTTGCTCCTAAAGTGATGAGTTGGATAGAGCCGTTGCCTGGGTCGATCTCAAATGCCGCACCGTCAGAGATGGTGTAGACATCCTCTAGGATGGTCCCAACGATGGCAGGATCGGTCAGGGTCTTGTTGGTAAGGGTGTCGCTAGTATCCGTTCCCACGACCGTTGTAGAGGCGTTTGGCAGTGTCAGGGTGCGGTTAGCAGACAGGGTGGTCGGAGTTAGCGTTACTGCATAGGAAGAGGTTCCACCAGCCCGGCCAGCCACTACGATAGCGTCTTGGGTGCTTGCAGCTTCAGAGCGGATAGCATTGGCAGCGCGGAAGGTTTGGGCGGCTGTAAAGGTGCTAGCGGTGTCTGGTTTTACATAGTCCGTACCAGCGGTAGCCGTGGTGATGGCAGAGGTTCCTGAGCCTTTTAGGACCGCCCCAGAGGTAAAGGATGTCGCCCCAGTACCACCGTTAGGAACCGTCAGCGCGGTAGTGGTTAGATTAAGCGAGGAAAAGGTAGCACCGTCACCCTGTGCGCCTACCTGGAAGTCCTTGAGCTGCTTCATCAACTCTCGGATGGCGTTATTCACATCCGACGGCAGCATACCTTCTGCAAGGTTAATGCTGTTGATGTCGGTATTATTGGCTGCGGTTTGCGAGTATTCGCTGATTTTTACTTTGGGCATTTCTTACTCCATTCCATATTGAGAGGATAACAACCCACGAATTGTTGTTGCGGGCAGTAATTCAAAGGCGCGGCTTTCTGGCGTTCTTCCAAGGCTAATCTGCTCCATTAGGCGCTGAACATTTTGTTGGCGTAGTGCTTCTGCACCGCGACGAGATGCTTCTGCGCCAATTGCAAGCGAGCCACCAATTACTGGCTCAATTGCTACAGCACCACCCGTTGCAAGACCCGTAACTGGACCGCGAACTGAAAACCTACCGACAAATCTCAGCATCTGTTCTCCGGTTCCACCGCCTTTGGCAATGTTTTCAATTTGAGCGCGCTCTTCTGGGGTAAATGCGGCCATACGCTTATTATTCTTAGCAAGCGCAGCAAACTGAACACGCAGGGCGTTATCCATACCAGATTGACTATATTGGCCGGAACTGATGTCTGCTTTGTTTACTAAATCCTCAATAATTCCTAGGCGTCTACTTTGCCCATAAACTTTGCGGGCTTCTTTAAGCGCGGAGATGGCTAACTTGTCATCGCCGGAAAGAATGTTTGGTTTACCAATGTTTTCTACAAGATCATCAAACTTATCAACCATTACCCCAGCAATGCGTTGCTGATCCGGATTTGTAAAATCGCCTTCAGGCGAGCGAACAATTCTCCGTAAGGTTTCTAACTCTTTTAGAGTTTTTGGTGATGTTCCTTCTGATTCCAAACGGTTAATTACAGCAGCAACCTTGGGATGCAAACCAGGATCAAAACCAAGATCAGCGGCTTCTTTACGGAGGGTGGAAGCCATGTTTTGAACATAAGTGTCTTTGACTACTAAGCCTGCTCGATCAGCCAAACGGTACGCTGATGCGGCTTGTGATGTTAACTGGGCCTTCCCAGCGCCTGGCTCAACACGGCCGGGACGAACACCGGGAGCGGCTCCAACCGCTGTTCCGGCAACCAATCCTGCAATTGGGCTTCCGGTTGCCTCGCCAACCAATTGTGCGGTAGCGGCGGCTGGTGCGGCGGTAGCAATTTGGGCTGCTGGTGCTTGAGCAGCTTGCTGTGCCACACCGCGAACCACAGGTTGCGTAGCGGTGGTTGCTAGCCTTGCTAAAGCAGGAACTTGAGCACCTGCTCCGGTAACCGCTCCAGCACCTGCTTCTAGCATCCGCTCACCACGGCTTTCTGGGCGGGCAAGTCCGAGACTATCTAACATCTCTGAAATGGCTGTGGAAGGCAGTTTTACGCCTTCTTTTTGGGTAAGGTTATAAAGACTTACCAAGAAGTCAGAAACGGGGATTGCCACGCCCCCTGCCAACGCTCCAATAGCCGCTCCTGGTGGCCCTGCAACCGATCCTAAAGCCGCTCCGGTGGCAGCCATTGTCGCCGGAGGCAAAGCACCCCTAGTGACAATTTCTGCGGTTCTGCGGGCAGTTCCTTTTTGTGGCTCCTGCTGAACCTGACTTAATGCGGCCTCATAAGCCTGAGTATCGGATAATTCATTTTTAGAGGTAACTTCGTATGTCCCTTTGCCAGGGATTGTAATTTCGTAAGTAAACATTATTTTTTCCTTACGGTGACACCTTCAGGCAAACCACTTTGTCGGCTTGCAGGAGCGATATTTAAGGGTGCAAGCTCGTAAAACGGAATCAAATCCCTTACCTCTGGGCTGGAACTCTTCTTCAAAACATCTAACTGTCGATTGTGAGAAGCAATTTTGAAGTTTGCGGTTTTTTCCATTGCAGTTAAAAGAGCCTGGACTTCAGGTGCAGTAAACTGATCTAAGCGCCCAGCGGCGGCACGTTGAATCAACATCCGCTCATTCTCTGTAATTGCGCCCTGACCGCGCATTGCGGCGGCGGCAGACAGTTCAAACTTTGCTAGACCCTGCATAGCAACGGCAGTACGCTCTAGCAATTCTTTTGTGTCCTTGCCAGTTATACCGAGTTGACTTGCAATTTGAGCTACTGCCCTAGGCGCTCCGCTGAGAGGTCCGGAAAACACGCCCTGATCCAAAATTGGACGAAGTTCTGCAATGTTTTGCAATGTGCTTTGAGCTTCTTGCGCTTGATTGAGCGAATTATCAAGCCTTTCTGCTCCTTTAGCACCCAAAACTTCAGCCATTTTTTTGTCGCCAGGAAGGGTGATATTTGTAGATGGAGCGCCAGCCCTTTTTTGCTCGTTTACAAACTCTTGGAATGTGCCCTTATAGCCTTGATTAACGGCAAAGTTGTATTCCTGAATTGAAGCCGGTGGTGCTTTTGGCTCTCTGACAAGCAATTTTGCATATTCGGTAGGAGCAGCCACACGCAAATAATTTAAAACGGCCTGATCTGCCGCTGCTTGATCTGTAACCTGTTGTGTAGGCAGGCCAGCTTGAATTGCTTGTTGGGCTACTTGCTGGGCAGGCATTCCTTCTAACTGCTCGGGTGCGATATTGCTCTGTTGCGTGGCAAAAGCGCCCGCGGTTGGAAGTGTGCGGGTAGCTCCAGAAAGTTGTTGTTCAAATGTAGCCCGAGCCTGCCTTACTCGCTCTTCTTCGGCTTGTCTGCGACGCATATCAGCAACCTGCATACCCCGAAGAGTGTTTGCAAGCGTATTCTCAAACGACTGTTGATAGCCCGCCACACCGACCGGGCCTGCTTGACCGATAACTTGTGCCAGACTAGGTCTACCCTGCCCGGGTTGCCCACGGGATGCCTGCAACGCACCAAAGGCAAAGTTAAGCAGTCCGGCGTTTTGTGCCCGCTGTGCGGCTGCGGCTTCTTGCTCTGGTGTAAGCAACCCCGGAGGGAGACCGCCACCGAGCAGGTTTTGTAGATCTTGGTATGTCGCCATGAGGTTATCCTAAAAGACTAGATAAGTTTACAGGTGTTGGCTGGAATCTTGTGCCCAACAGTCCGGTTGTACGCGCTTGATTGGCAAGCAAATTCAGAAGTTGCGAATAATCCACGCCGAGAGGGCCAGATTGGCCGGTTTGCTCGGGTGTCTGTGGGCCTTGGGGCTCTGGTTGTTGTGTAAGTTGGCGCAACGCATTGGCAGCGCGAAGAGCATCTCTTGGAGAAATTGAACTTGTCGGGCTTCCTTGTTGGATCACAGGCTGTCCGAGAACTTCTGGGTTGTTTATAAACGAACTTGGATCGCCAAGAACTGGAGTAGCGCCTGTCGGGGTAAAACCAAGTTGGCTGATCGTTCCATTTTCTACAGGAACGGTAAGACCCTGACCGCCACCCATGCTTCTGATGTTTGGTGTTTCTTGAACTTGGAAACCCTCTCCTGCTGCGGTTGGTGTTATACCAGTACCGCCACCCATTTCTGGAAGCGTAGTTTCAAACTGCGCTGTGTCCAACAGGTTTGGTTGTGTTGTTGATACTACGGATGGAAGTGTTGAGCCAATATCAGGGGCAAATGTAAACCCTGGTGGTGCGGTTAATCCGGTAACACCGCCAGCCCCAGACAATAATCCTGTTTCTCCACCGGCTCCAATAGTTAGACCAGTCCCGCCAGCTTGCCCTGTTCCGTTAAACGCATTAGACACCGTAGAACCAGCGGCACTTAGCAAACCGCTTTGCAGACCAGCTTCAACATCTCCAGTTGCTGCGGTTTGAATTGCGGCGTTAAGTGATGAATTTGCTAATGTGGTTGCAACGGTTGGAGACAAACCGTAAGTTGCTGTCAAGTAAGATGCAAGTTGCGGTCCAATATAAGCTGCTAGTGCGGCTGAAATTGGTGGCAGACTTATTACATCACGCACAAAAGACGCAAGATCACCCAAAACTCCACGGGTTGTATTTGGGTCTTGGAATGTAAAAGTTTGCGGTGTAGAGACAGGAACTAATCGCCCGTCTTGTTCTGCATATACAACAGTTGCGTGTTGTGGACCTTGTTGACCACCAATACCTGCTTGGGCGGGGTCCCAAAACTGTGTGCGGCCAGTAACCGCAACCCGAGTGTCTACGGCATTTATGGCATCAAAAAGTTGTCGATCTGTTAGTCCAGTTGTAGGAATTCCAAGGCTTTGCGCGGCATTTTGTAGTGTGCTCGTGATATCCTGCCAACGAGCAAAGTTTTGCATGGGGTTAGAGCCCTCTTCGCCTCCAATAGCAAACCTTTGGTAAGCGGCTGGGATGCTGTATTGTGGACCAGCTTCAGTATCTACAAGCTCTGCATATCGAGCTTCACCAGTCTCAGGGTCTTGGGTAGCAATAATTTTACCGGCGGCAAAATCTTGTTTTGCCCGCTCACCAATGTCTAGCAGTTGTAGGATTTCGTCACGATTTCCTTGGATTCCGTATAGTCCAACACCGGTTCTAATGGCTCCTTGATACCGTGAATTTGTACCCCAGCCAAGATCATTGCGCTCGATATCTAGCGGCTTGTAAAACTCGTTGCCAAGCAGATTACGAGCTACGGACGCATTGAGAATGGGCGCACCATTGGCGTACCCATACTGACCGGCTAAACCTGATTGAGTTTGGACGGTTGCCATTTATAGACCGTATCCTAAGAGACCACCGGCGGCAGCGCCGAGGAATTGATTTGGGATTCCAAATGTCTGACCACCTAGAGCTTGACCACCCAAATACCCGAGCGTTCCTAGACCTACGGCTTGGCCGAGGCGGTTTGTCTGTGCCTGCGGGATCTGACCGTATTGCGACGACCCCATTGGGGTTCCGTACACGCTTGATAAGTAACCCTGAAGCTGTTGGTATGGCAGTTGCTGGCCGAATTGGAAGCGTTGCATTTGCTCTTGCAGGGGTTGGGCAGCGATGGCCTCTCTTGCGGCTCCGACTTGAGCAAGGGTCTGAGAAGGCATCAGTCCTGCGGTAAAGAAACTTGGTGCGGCCTGTGCTAAAGCAGCCTGCTGGACCTGTGCTTGCTGTTGGGCGGCACGCTCGCGGGCATAGTCGGTGTAAGCGATATTGGTTGCGACATCACCCAAAGCACGACCAAACTGCTCAGAAGCCTGCCCGACAGCCCGTTGCATTGCGCCGGAACCGTAACGGCCAGCACGCGAGAATCCCGAGGAAATGCCCGGCAGGATTTGGGACTCAAACTGCTGTTGAAGCGGGCGCGTAGCCGACTCAATCATTGCCTGGCGGTAGGGAGAACCTTGCAAGAACCCGCCAGCGGCAGTCTGACCAATCTGCCCAAGTGATGCTTGATAAGCCTGCTGTGCCTGTCCAAATAGCGGTTGGGCGGCTCCTGCTGCGGCTTCCTGTTGGGAGAGTGCTTGGAGAGTCTGTGCGCTTGGGGAAACGTAGGTTTGCCCAGGGAAGAACTCGGGTTGTTGGCCGGTCAAGAAAAGTTGCTGGGCGCGTTGTAAGCCCATCTGCAAGTACGGCATGAGGGCAGGATCAATTCTTGAGCCTGTGCCACTAGGCGTTCCGGCAGGAAGCGGGGCGGGAAGGTTGGCTTGGAAGTAACGTGATTGTACGTCTGCAATCGGAAGCCCACTCCATTGTGATACCTGCTGAGGAGTGTAATTATTTTGCTGCATCCATGCGGCAATTTGTTGATCTGTCGCGCCAGGATTTTGTTGAGTAAATGTAAGAAGTGGATTGCCAGTTGTTGTAGTAGTTGCAACTGGGGTTGTTCTTGTAGTTGTCGTTGGTGTGGTGGTAGTTGGCGTAGTGGTAGTTGTTGGTGTCGTGCTAAAAAACGGCTGTATAGCACTAAGTGGTACTTGTCCAGAAAACCCAAACTGAGATGGATTTAAGTTGATGTAATTGGCTACGGTTTCTGGGCCAAATCCTTGGCTTTGTGCGAGTGCCGCTGCGGCAGAATAATCGCCGCTTTGTACCAATCTTTGAAATTGATCTAATTCCTGTTGTGTAGCCATGTTTTTATCCTACGATAACGTAATCAAGGGTTTTGCCAGCAATCGTATTCGGGGCGTGAGAGATTGTCGCGCTACCGTTTGTGGTTGCTGAAACATACGGGTCAAAGTAAATGTTGCTGGTGTATCCGTTGGTAGACACATAACACATTGTTGCAATTACTGACGGCGTTGCAGGTCGGGTTGGGCTTGACTGCGTTGGAATTGCCTGCAAGGAAACATCGGTACTTGTGGCCGACCACATAATTTCTACATACTGGTCTTTTTGTAAATCCACATACAGGTTTAGCGCGGCAATCAAGGCTCCGTCTACGCCACCATGACTGTTGGGCACAGAGAACTGACTGTTAGAGTTGGCAATGTCGGTTCCATTTTTGCGAAACCAGATACTTGCATCTTGAATCTGCACGTTAGCGTTCAAAAGTTGTGCGCTAAATTGCAAGTTGTAAATTCCAGAAAACCCAGCAACCAGCCTTGAGTTATTGGATACGCTTACACCGTCGGAAAAGTCCGTGGTGTTGTACGTCATGGCGTAGGCCGTTGTCGTACTGGCAATCGTTTGGTCGGCCGTACTGCTAAAAGAGCCATACGGAAACTCTTGGCTTGCAGCAGTCTGTGAGGTCGGAACCAAAATGACTACAGAGTCACCACCAATCCGCGCATCCGTGATGGTGGTTGTGGTAGCACCACCTGTGGCAATCGTTACAGAGCCAGTATTGTTGGTCTTGCCGTTCATAATGTTGTTGACCACCTCGGAAATCTCACGAGGCGATCCACCCTGATACGGTAAAACCCTAAAATTCATCTTACACCTGCTGGCACGATTTCATAGTCAATGCCGATTGCCGTGGTCCATGAGCCAGAGGGCTGAATCGAGAGGCGGTGATAGCGGCCAGTCGTCCTAAAAGCGGCTCTGCCTTCGCTATCGGCGGCGCTATATGCGCTAAATGTCACGGCGTCTGCAAGGCGGTTACGGCTTGCGTAGGCTACAGATGCGCCACCATTATCAACAAGCGGGCGGCTCATGTTCAGCATACTGTAGGAGCCAGGAATCTCAATATCTCCGGTGTTGATGGTTCCAGTAAGGTTGACACCAGAAAATGTGACAATTTTTGCCCCATTCCCACCTACAAACTGCGACTTACCACCCGTCCAGATACGCGAATCAAGGCTAGAAGTCAGAGAATCTAGCGTTCCAAAGACGTCCAAAGCCTCTAATGTGTAGGCCGGAGTAGCAGATTGGGCCACAAAATCAGCGGTTGTTTCTGCATGAGTCCATCGCTGGATCTCAAAGTTATAAATCATCAGGCTGTCTACGTTTCCGTTACTTCCGGATGATGGATAAGCCCAAATGATTAGATTTTTGATCGGATCGACCGTAGCCGAGATTTTATACGAGTAAGCCTCGTCGAGATCGCCAAAGAAATATCGGTCAACTTTTTCTGTACCGATTCCCACCACTTGAGTACCGTTGCACGCATAGAAGCCATCGTCCCCTAAAAAGTAGGTTACGCCTTGATATTGAACAACAGAGTTCGGCTCAAAGCATCCCAAGTTACGCGAAATGTTGTCAAACTGAAAAATTGCTGGGGTTCCAACGTAAGACATCCGGTAGATGGATTTTTCCATCAGCACAAGGCCAAACTCACCACCCGTAATTGCTTGGACAGCACCACCGTCAGGAATCACTTGAAAGTCGGCTTGGTTGGTGGCGGTTGGGGTCCACTCTGATTCATTGTTGATGGCCGACCACTGGACCTTTTGTGAGTCTGTGGAACTTGTATATCCGGTAACTACAAAGTCTCGGACAACGGTGACATATTTGGCTGTTGGTGCTGCGGCATCAAGATCTGTCCAAGCCGTAGATGTGCCAAGCAACCAGTATTGGAGAATCTCATCGCCATTGGCCGCAATCAGCACATCACCAAACTGTGTAAAGCGCCACTTTTGTTCCGCTGGGGTTGTGTACCCGCCAGCTTTAGAAACATCGTCCAAAGACAAGTCACCAGAATCGAGCTTAAATAACTTTGTTGCGCCACCAGCAAAAACTTCTGTGAGGCCAGTTGCTGGGTTTCTGCCAGCCACTACGTTGTTAATGCTTTCTGAGGCAGCCTGCGAGTAATCAACAGGCGAGCGCATAGGGCCGTATCCGACAGCCTGTGGCGACACATTTAGGGCTTCCTTGACCGTTCCCGTCAGTCCGGGCTGGTCTGGTAGCCATTCTCCGAAACTTACCCTGCTAGTTGCCATGTGTTGTTTCCAGCCGTATTCGTTGTCCAGGTGTTAGACCCTGCCGAGACAGGCGTCCAAGAGTTTGTTCCGACATTTGTGGGCGTCCAAGTATTTGGTCCCGCAGAAGTCGTTGTCCAGGTATTGGGTCCGGTCGTCACGTTGGTCCAATCCTCTCCGAGAATCTTGCCGATTACCGTTAGAGTGCCGCTTGCGCTTACAGTTGCTGTTGCCGCAAATGTGGCGTTGGCCGCTACAGACATGGAGCCGGTAGCCACAATGCTTGCCGAGCCAGAGGCGTCAAATCCACCCGTAGCCGTTACCGTTGCGGTGGCCGACATTGCTGCCATTGCCGTCCGTATCCGGTCTCCTGCGCCTACAAGCGTTCCGGTCGCAGACATCGCGCCATCGGCTAGACGCACCCGACTTGGGGTTACTACCAATGTTCCGGCAGAGGTAATAAGTGCCTCTGCCGTGGTGATCCTAAATGCGCTTGCAGAAACGGTTGCAGAGGCCGTTATTTGGGCTTCTGCTGACCTGACAAGGCTTCCCCCCGCGGTCATGCTACCCACGCCCATCATGGCGGCTTCTGCGAGCCTTTCTAGCCCGCCAACAGCCGTCATGGTTCCCGAGGCTGTAATCAGTCCTTGTGCGGTGCGGATAGCAATTGCACCGGCTTGCATCGTTCCAGAAGTTACGAAATCTACTGTGAATTCCGTAACTTTTTCTCCTGCTGCCGTTACGGTTGCCGAGGCGGTAAAACTTGCCGGAGCATCAAAGTAGATGCAGGCGGTTCCCCAAGCATCTGAATCCATCTGTAAATTCAGAGAATCTAGGGTTCCAAATGCGTCCATTGTCTCTAGCGTCCACGGACCGCAGACTTTATCTACATACCACGTTCCGTCCAACGGATACTGCGGCATGGAATCCAGCGTGCCGAGTTGATCCAGTTGTTCTAACGTGAGAGACATTAGGCAAGCGTGACGCTTAACGAGCCAGCAGCAATCTTAAAGATGTCGCCGGACTCAATGGTTTTAGAAGTCGTGATGTCGGTGTAAAACAACAGGTTGCCAGAGGTAATTGCGTCTAGCAGACCAACGTGCGACACCGTACCCCAAGAAGCGGTGGCTTGAGCAAACTCAACCGCAGCAGAGTTTGTGCAAACGCCATTGGAAGGCGCACCAAATGTCACATCTTTGCGGGCATAAGAGCCGCCAGAAACCTCAGTTCCCGTGTTGCCCTCATCCGGGTTGGATGTGTAAAGGCCGACATAGACGGTCGTTGGAGAAGAATACGATGTATTGCGGAGAACGGCGTTTAGTAAGCCATTCTCCAAATAATTTGACATTTCAGACATGATTACCTCGACGTGACAGACATGGATAGGGGAACACCAGCAAACTCAGAATTCTGGTCGGAAGTGTTGATGTTGATGATTGCGCGGTCATACAGAGATGACCACACCGCAATCCGGGCATCATTCATTAGGTACGGTTCAGACTCCAGAAGCGAGGCGTAGAGCAACGCATCGGGATAGTTTGCCAAGAACTCGTTAGAGGCTACCGAATCCGACAGGGCTACGGGCTTGAAGTAATACAGCAGTTCTACCGTGTAGGCTTTGTCAGGGATTGGCGCGAGGTCAAACTCTTGCCCGAGCAGGGTATAAAAGCCTGGCTTACCAGACTCTTCTGCTTGTGCGTTGCGGGTAAATGATGACGGTGATTCGTAGTTCAGCGTGATGCGTGGGTTTCCGGCCAGATAAATGTCACGCATTTCCAAGAAGTCGGACGGAATCTCAACCGTGGAGTCCCCAGCAGTCGTGGTCGTTGTGACCGATTTCAGCAGTTTGCGGGTGCGAATCTCCCGAGCTAGACGGACTTCTGCCAGCGTGATGAAATCAGGAATCTGGCTGGTTAGGTCGCTGCGCCCAAGATAGTTCGCAACTGCCGTCTTTAGTGTAGAGTAACTCGTCAGAGCCATCGTTTTCCTTACTGGCTATATCGTGCCATCCAAAAGTGTATGAACCGACATGGCCGATCATGTTAGAGAAGTCGTGATCCACCCATGTCTCAAATCCTGCGTCATGCGCTCTCACGCAGAAGTAAACATCCTCGCCCAGCAGTTTCTCGCCAGGCAGTTGCTCAAACCAAAACCACGGTCGCGGAGTTTTGAGGAAAACCTCACGCTTGACCATCATCACACCGCAGCCAATTGCGGTGACACGCTCCAAACCTTTTTTGTCTTTAGAACTAATCTTCTGCCAGTTGATCGTCTTTTCTTTCTTGTTAATCCAGGCGTTCTTGGCTGTGCCGTGGATCGGCGGGACGCGGGTTGTAGCGTTAGCGCCAACAATGTCTTTATCCCGTGAGATCAAGTGCTCAATCGTATTCTTTGGGAACCGCATATCTGCATCCACCCAAAGGATATAATCTGCACCTTCGTCTATTGCTGTCTGCGCCAACTTCTCGCGCTGGTCAAATATCAGGGTTCCGGCCACCGTGTATAAACTTTGCTGGCCTTTGCTTCTGAATCGTGAGTCATAACCACACATCAGGGCTAGGTCAAACGCTGTACCTACTTCCATTTCGCCACGCGTAGGAATACACACGGCAACTTTGGCTTTAGAGCCTTTCATATTTTCTCCTCAGATTTTTCCCGGTCGGGTACGAAAGAACCGATTATCGGGGTTATTTAGCCACGCCTTCATGCGCTTTTGGTCGAGCACAACAAAGCCGCGCATAATGCCTTGTTTGTTGAGATCTTCTATGACTGCGAATGGTATTTCTGCAACCCTGCTAAGTTCTCCCCATCGTGCTCGCTCGTCTGTGGAGTTATAGGCCGCTTTGTTAGCCTCGATGATTGGGGTAAGGTTTGTTTCCGCTTTGACGACTAGGTTTCCATCGCCGTCTGCGTAGGTGGTTCTAACTTCGCCGTTGATTACTTCGCTACCAAGTTTTAACACTTGTTCTCCAAAAACGGGAGTGGGACTGGCCCACCCCCGATTCTACAACACTTTAGGCTGCTTTGATATCAAAGATACCGCCATGAGCCTTCTCATTCCGCATTTCCAGCGTGAGCTCGGCAAGGATCTGGGTCTTTTCAGAGTCACCAGTCTTCGCCAGATCATTGGTCTGGAACGGACGGAGGTAGGCAATGGCTGCGTACTCAGGATCAAGCATCAGCGCATCGGTGGAGCGCATAAAGCGATCCGGCACGATGGAGATGAGACCGAAGTCCGACAGGTATGCACCAGCGGCAGCAACAATCGTGGTCGGCTCTGCGCCGGTCACATAACGCTGCTCTGCAACACCGGGGAAGCCCGATACCGTAGCCTTCAGGCCAGGAGGAACAACCAGCATCTTGGGCGTGCCGCCTTCGGTGAAGATTTCCTGGGCCACTTCTTTGAGCATGGACTCAAGGAAAGTGCGGGTTGTGGTGTCGGAACGCACATCGGAACCGTCGCCGGTCGGGTTCGTACCAGCCGAACCTTTGCTGACGTTGGTCGTGATCCAAGACAGCAACGAACCCATCTTACGAGCGCCAGAGGTAGCCGTACCGTTGGTCTTGGCTTGGTTGGCGGTCAGGATGGTCTCGATGTCACGCTTGATCTCGCTCGATGCTTTGGCAAGCTGATAAGCCTTTTCAGACTTACGGCCAGCCTTGTCAACGGCTTCCAGCGTACCGGAGATCTGAACAGTTTTACCAACGATCTGTGTAAAGTTGGTCAGACGAACCGTGGGCGACAGGGAAGCAGCGGTAGCGTCATCACCTTCAATCAAAGCGTTGTTGGTCGTAGCAGCGGCCAGGCTATCGGTCTGCCACTCGTGCAGGGTGTTGGTAGCCTTGGTTTTGCCGATAGACGACATAATGGGCGTGTCGGTGGGGCTGATGCTATAAATAACATCAGAAAGATCCTCGCGTACACCAATCGAGGTGTAGCGCAGGTAGGTATTTGAGGGGACAGTCATTTCTTACTCCTTAAAGGAATTTTTCCAACAATCGGGCAGCATCCCGGCGGTCGCCAGTCTTGGCGAGCCGTTGCTGTAGTTTCTTAACCGCATCCTGCTCTGCCGTCGTCTGTTTACCAGTCGTGCCCGGCTTGAGCATCTTTGGTGCTTCTGCGACTTTTTTGGTCGCCACAGGCTTGGATTTTTGCAGTTTTTCGTGCTGTAACCCTTTATACAGCGCCAACACAGCGCGATGATCGTAGATTTGAGCAAGTTCCTGCTCTGACCACCCGATTGCCCGGGCAAAATCCTTAATCTCTTTGCGGATCACCTCACCCTTGACCGGATCTGACATTTCAGGGATGGCCTGAGAGAGTTTCTCGGCTTCCGATGCCAAATGCCTACGAAGGTTTTCTTGGTATTCCGCTTGTTGCTTCTGTGCGATTTGCTGTTGTTCGGCACGAATGGCCTGTACCTGCTTCTCCCGCTCCATTCTCTCGGCGATCTTCATTGTGTAGCCAATGGGATCGGTCTCTTTGAGTGAAGTGAGATCTTCCTCGGGCTGGGATGCGAGCATCTGTTCGATGACGGACAGCCTTTGGGCATACTGGTCACGCAATTTGGCGGCTTCTTCTATCCGTTGGCGTTCAGCTTCTACTTGCTTACGCTGTTCGGCTAGAGTCTGCGTCTTTTTGGTGTAGTCCGAAGTGCGAGAATAACCTTTCAGAAGTTCGTCAAGCGTAACCTCCACTTCCTCGTTGTCAACTTTGACACGGTAGCGGGGTGGCTCTTCTGCTTCTACGGCTTCCTCGGATGCGGCTTCCATTTCCTCGGGTTCGGGTTCCGCGTATTCTGCGGTCTCTTCTGCTGCTACTTCCTCAACTTGGCCTTCTTCTGGCTGTTGCGGATCAAGCATCCCAAAAATCTGTGCTGCGGCTTGGTCTACGGTTTTTGCACTCCCTTGCGGGTTGGTGTCGTCCATGCTTACTCCCAGTAATTAAAAAAACTTCATTCGCTTCTTTTCCACCTCGGGCTGTTTAGCCAGAGATTCAAGAGTGGCGATAAATTCATCCAGCGCCCGGAGCTTGGTGTATGCGGCTTCCCGCTCATCAACCTGTTCGGGACTACTGTTGACAATGTTGTAAATATACAACTCGCGTTGCGTTTTTACAACATCGGTAAAAAACTCGTCGGTCAGTAAATTCTGCGCTCTTGCGGCTTTGTCCAATTAGAGTCCTGATGCCTTGAGTTGAAGATCGACGGCGGCAGACTGTTGCTTGAGCGCAATATCCGCAGCGGCTTTCTCTTGGGCGATCTGGATGTCGGCCATTGCCTTCTGGCGCTTGGCCTCAATATCGGCCTCAGCCTTTGCCATCATTGCCTGAATCTGGGCTTGAGTCTGAGCCATGATCGCCTGCGCCATCGGGTCAGCGCCCTGCTGTTGCGGTGCGGGCTGGGACAGCATCTGGTCCATCTCTGGGGTAATTTCCTTGAAGAACCGGGTGGAATCCTTCAACCCAGCGGCCTCGATGAACTTGCCCAGCGTGGCGCGGTACTGCCCAAGCGACACCAGCGGGTTTGCCGGACCAAACTGCGCCAGCATTTGCTCCTGTTTCTGAAGGACCATCCCAAGCATCGCCATCTGCTCCTGCTTGGTCCCGGTTCCCAGACCCACGTTGATGGTGACGTCGTACTCTGTATCCCACTCGCGGGGGTCCATCGGCACAAACTTGCCTTGTAAACGGATGACCCGGGGCTTGTCCTGGTACTTGCAGAGCAGGTGCAGGATGTTGCGGAAAATGTCCTTGATGCCGGTCTCAGCGAAGATACGGGCGATCAGTTCCAGCTTGCCAGCCGATGCGTTCTGCATGGCCGCGATTGCCGTGGCCGTGGTGTTTTGCAGAATGTTGGGGTCCAATCCCTGCGAGGCTTCGGTAACACCCGTGCGCTTGGCTTGGATGTTGTCCATGTATTCCAGCATCGGGAAGGACTGCCCTGCGACTGCTTGAACGGGCAACTGCTGGATGGCGGCGGGGTTCTTGACGCGAACCACACCACCCGGAGTAACGGTCAGCAGGTCGTCTAGGTTGACCTGTCCGTCTACAGCCACGACCCGAGCGTTATTGGTCAGGTACAGGTTGTCGAGAATCTGGCGGGTCAGCGTGGACTTGATGATCTGGAGGTCCATTGTCCGGTCGGCCAGCGACTGTCCAAAGAACTTGTGCGGCAGCGGGATCGGGCAGATGGAGGCAAACGGGAGGTAGTCGATCTCCTCGTTCTCCAGAATGTTCATTCCGGCGTAGATGACACGGCGCAATTCGGCAATGCCGTCCTCGTCGTAGTCCACCCGAATGTATGCCTCAAAGGTCTCCACCAACTGCATGGACGGGTCCAGGCTATCGTCATCTGGCTGCTCGCCATTGGAGTAGCGGGCCACGCGCTCGGGCGTGTAGGTCAGATCTTCGTATGACGGGAGGTTATAGATCTCGTCCTTATCAAACCCCATTGCCACCAGTTCTGAGCGGGTCACCAATCGGCGGTGGGCGCAGAACGGGGAATCCTTGAGTTGGATGGTTTTCTTGCTGACAATGAACTCTTCGGGCGGGATGTTCTCGATGACCACCCGGCCCTTCTTGTCCATCTTCTTGATCTTTACATCGTAGGCAAACACCGGCTCCATGCGGGGCATCGGGGGCTGTCCGGTCTGCTGGGCCAGCGCAATCTCTTCCGGTGTTGGCAGAGCGGGGATTTCCCCAATCTGGCGCTGGTCTTGGCTGACGACTTCGTACTGCTCATCGGCAAGCAAAAGGGCTAGCTCTTCGGCAGAAAGGTTTTCGTACTTCTCGGTGTTGACCTCGGTCTCGTCTTTCCAGTAGACCTTGACGGTTCCTGTCTTAGAGAGCAGGGCGTCTTTAATCATGGTGTGCAGGATCGAGATGCCAGGGTTATCCCGCATGAACACCCAGTTACACATCTTGGTGGCTTGCTCGGCGGCGTCTACATCTTCCGGTCCGTGTGGTTCAAAAACAACAGTCTCTTCGGAAGCGGTAAAGACACGCATAAGCGCAGGCATCGCACCGTCCACAGCCTCGGCCACCTCGCGGGTAACGATGCGCGACCGACCTTCGACCTCGTTGCCGTACTCTTCGCCGTTGTAATACTGGATGGCTTTGCGGCGGGATTCGGTGGTCTCGGTTTCTAGATAGCCAATCGCGTTGTCTATCTCATCTTCGAGTATGCCTTTTAGGGTTTCTTCATTCATCTTATACGATCCATTTCACGTTCGGTGTGATTGGCTTGCCCCAGTTTGAGGTTTGGTTCATGCCAACAGCCAAGTATCTAAATGCGTCGGCAGCGTGTGAGCTCCAGTCGTGGAGCGGTTTATCGTAGAACACGTTGCGCTTCTCGTCGTATTCCCGGCGGTAGTTACGCAGCGCGTCTAGTCCCTGCTTTACATTTGGGTGGAACCAGCAGTTCGGAAGCATCCTACGGACAGCTTGTATCCCGTCGTCTACGCCGATTCGCGGGCAGACGGTGATGTTTAGTCCCAAATCTTGCAAAGCCTCTTTCCGACTCTTTCCGGTTCCCAGTTCCCTGACCTCTACATCATGCGGCAGGATGTGTTCTGCTTGTGTATAGCCGTTCTTCTTGATCCAGTTTACATACCAGTCGAGGCCGACCCCGTGGTTTTCCACGAAATCAAATAAGCGACGCTCTTGCCCCGCGACCTGGCAGACGAAGATGGCCGTGGAATCACCAACACCCAAGTCCCAGCTCGTATATGTCTTACAGAGATCGTCCCGCGCAAACTCCTTAAATCTTTCGGGCGGGAGAGCGTTAAGTAAAGCGGCGTAATATGAACCTTCGACCGCAGCCGCGAAGGAACATTCAAACTCTTGAGCGTACTTGTCGTCGCCCATTTCTTTCTTGGCAGCGAGCAGTTCAGCTTCCGGAAGTATTCCCGTCTGCGAAGCCTTGAATTCAAGTAACTTCCATCCCGGCTCTTTTTCTGCTCGGTCTCGGAAGTCTTTGAAGTGGTTAGCACCCTTTGGCGTTCCTAGAAATAGCGCCCAACCCATGCGATCCGCGAGAGCAGGACGGACAATCTCATTCCATATCTTTGGGTTTTGATCACCGATCTCGTCAAGAATAACACCGTCAAAATACTGGCCGCGCAGACTGTCAGGATTGTCCGAGCCGTAAAGTTGTATTCGCCGTCCGTAGAAGTCAACCTTTAACTCCGAGATGTTCGCCGTGGCTTCGAGCGGTCGCGTGAAGTTGCATAGGTAGTCCCAGGCAACCCGCTTGGCCTGTCCGTAAGTCGGTGCAATGTAGGCAAATCTTGGGTCTGGCTTGTCGCATTGG